CCCACCGTCAAATCTTTGAGGTCGGTGGACGGATAGGTCAGGACGGAAAACGCCTGCGAGCGGAACACCTCGTCGAGTTCCGATTGAAGATTGAAAAGCCGGTGGTTCGCGCGAGCCACAGCGACGAACTCGGAGCGCGGAAGGGCCTTCCCGCGCACCTTCATTCCCGGGGAGATCTCGACGCACGGGGCGCACGTGTACGGATGCGTCCAGTCGCCCGAGTCGAGTACCGTCTCACCCTCCAGGATGCGCCATCCGGTGGCAGTCAGCTCACGTACGACCGGCTTGTCTTCGCCGTCCACAATGATCGTGTCACCATGCTGCAGCTTGGAAATGTTGCCGAACCTATCCCGCACCAGGTCCACGATGTCGAGCGCGAACACCTGGTAGATGTACGGGCGCACCTGGATTTGATCTGCAACAGTTTCTGTTTTTTCTTTTGGGACGGCCAGGGCCAGGATGTGGATGCCATCGCGCTTGGCTGGATATGCCGCATCACGCATCAGGTCCGCAATCGACACGCCGCCGCCGGTGGAGTCAGTGGAAAAGGCGTCCCAGATCGACTGAGCGCCCGCCTTGACCTCTCGCGAGATCTGCTGCCGGAAGACGGGCGCCACATGGGAATCCACCACCGGCGCCAGATAGTTGAGGTAGTAGGCCAGGCGGACGCGCTCGAAGTAGTCGTCCAGGCACTCGCGGTGGTGCTTGATGATGTAGCTGCCGTCCCCTGTCGCATTGATCTGGTGCGCGGAGCTGTCGTCAGCGCAAAACTCAAACCCTCCAGTCCCGTAGTAGGAGTCTTCGAGGAGTTTCAGGATTTGTCGGGTTTTGGTATCGATCATAGGTTCCTCAGATGCGGACCTGCGCGCTCGTGCGTGCGGTCGGGCGGAAGTCGTGGGTGTGGGCGTAGAATCCCGTCGACAAGGCGTCGACGTCGTCGTCGTGAATGCCCTTGGTGGGAAAGGCTTCGAGAATCCCGAAAAACGGATCATTCCAGGTTGAATCGACCATGACGTCGACGTCTCCGTGTTCCCACCGCGTCGCCATAGGCCCCGCAAGCGTGACCTTGTCGCCATTGATCGGGCATTTGAGGACGGTGTACCCATGGAGGTGGTCCACATAGTCGTTCGCGACGGTCTTTCCGGCACTTCCCGGATCGACCGGGATCGCAATGGAGCACTCGGATCCATCCACCCTAGCCACAGCCTCGACCATTTTTTGGACTTCTCCGGAGCGCACGCGAGCGCGCCGCACGTGGCCAATGATCCACCGGCCCTGCGGCGTCTTGCCCAGCTTGACGCCGATGGTCCAGTCGGGATCCTTATTGGTCTCGTTCGGCTCTGTGGCGGCGAAGTCCCAAGCACGAATCCATCGCGTCCCAGGAGGCGCACAAGTGACCATCGCGACTTCGGAGCGACGGAAATACATGCCAGCGATAGGCCGAATTTTCCAATTTCCGTCTAAAAGCCGGCCGCGGTCGACCCGATTCAGCGCCTTGAGGTTCGCGAGGTAGCTGGGATCCTTCCGGAGAAGCTCCTGATTGTCGTAGATGGACGCAGGAATGAAGGTCAAGCTCTTGGCGTCCGAACACTCCATCCCATGCTTGAGGGCAATGTCCGGCGAGTCTCCCCACCGGAGGATGCCGTCCACGCGCACGAACCAGCGCAGCTTCCCGGCCCGGGCAGCGATTGGAAGCCCATAGGCGGGAGAAGACGGATCCTGGTCGATCCACCACCCGATCAGATTGGCAACCCAGGAATCAGCGTCAGGGTTGCAGGTGGCCCGCATATAAGGCCGCACGCCGCAAGTCGAACGGTTTCGGCTCAGGAGATACCAGAACTGGCTCTCGGTGAAATGGCAGAGCTCGTCAAGCTCGATCAGCGGTATCTGCGAGCCCTGCCAGGAAAAAATATCGCCCTCGCGGTTGAGGTGCGCGAACGTGACGCGCGCAGTGCTGCGCCACCGATACCCCAGCCGGGGAGTTTTGAACGATACGCCTCTGATCTGCGGGAAAAGCTCTGCAGCCGTGTCCCAGAGTCCACCCTCGGAGGTGATCTGGGTGTATTGGCGACGGAACACCACAGCACCGAACCGCTTGACTTTCAGGTGCCGTGTCGGCTCCATGAGGAGCGCCCAGGTTTTCCCGCCGCCGGCGGCACCGCCGTAGATAACAATGTCCGCCGGAGAAGCCAGGAAGGCTTCCTGCGGGCCGGGCTGGGGACGGATGGTCCTCAACGTCCATTCTCCGGCAGGTACACCACGACAGCCTCAACGTCGTCTTCGCCGTCGTCGTCACGTTTCTCCTGGAAAAGGCCCACATGGCGCCCCAGGAGCTCGAGGGCCTTGACCTTGTCGAAGCGCTTGAGCTTGACCGACGAGCCTTTAGGTCCATTTGAGCTTCCGACTTCGGCGACCTGGGCGACGTCGTCGTCTGTGAGCCTCTCAGAATCCCGCAGACGCATGCTCTTACCCTCCCAAGTCATCAGCTTGCGAGGATCTCCGAAAGCGATGCGAGACAGCTCACGAATCACCTGTTCGCGGAGCCCAAAAGCGGCTTGGGCCTTCTCTTGTTGGCCACTCTGGATAGCGGTTTGGACGTTCGCATAGGTCAACACCCGGCTAGCGACCTGCTTCGCCGCCTTGAGGCTGTATCCGGCCCGCAGAGCCGCTTGCGTAGCATTGAAGTCGATCAGGTATTCACGCACAAAAGCGGCCTGGCGCTTCGACAAAGAGCCATCATGCGCGTTCGGCTTCTTTTTCGAGGATGCCACCCTCAGAATGTGGGGAAACGGCACCTCAAAAAGGTGTCCCGAATCTATAGCCCCTCCCTTGTCCTCTCCTAGAAAGCGAAGGTAGGGGCAAGAAAATGGCCAATTCACGTCAATTTAGAGGATTGTCCCTACCGCCTACCGTCCCCACCATTTTCGCCACCTTCCTTATGTGTGTGTGCATGTGCGCGTACATACATGCGTGCGCACACCCGCACATAATAAAGGTCAGTAAAAAAGGTAGGGACGGTAAGGTCACCAGCCTGTGCCCCTTTGTTTGTCGGAATTTATGTGGCCTCACCTTGCTTTTTAGAGGTGGGGACAGGTGAGGACAGGTAGGGACGAAGTGCCATTTTTGGCATTTTATTGCTTGCATTGATGCCATAAATGGCCGATACTGTGAGTATGGAATCAACCATCATGCAGCAAGTGACGATCAAGATGCGTGAGCTAAAGATCTCTCAGACGGAAATGGCCGCCCGCTCTGGGGTTCCGATACGCACCTTGCGCCGATGGATCTGCGGAGATCCTCCCGCCGCATTCTCGGATCTAGAGGCCATCCTGAAAATCTTAGACCTCGAAGTGAAGTAACACCCCACGCACATCGCGAACCACCTATTCCAGGTTACCCTGGGAGAAAGGAATCCTTATGCTTTTCGACGACTCCATTTTGCTCACGGACTACAAGACCCACCAGGAGGCAGCAGGTCTGCGAGCCTCAAGCATCAATCAGATATCCTACAAGCTCGCCGGCGTCAGCCGGTGGCTGATGCAGAACCGGAAGGTGCCTTTAACATCCGCAACCACTCGAGACATCGAGGCTTGGATGGCCTGGAAAAGCCATGAGGTTAAGGGATCGACGGCCCGGAACCTTTGGGCAATCCTGAAGACGTTTTTCACGTGGCGCGAATCAGAGGGTGCGGGGGTCTCCCCTATGGCCAAGATCCGCCGTCCGAAGGCAGATACCATCCTTCCGCACGCCGCTAGCCAGGAGGATGTGAGGCGGCTCCTGGATGGGTATTGCAACTGGACCTGGCGCGGATGCCGCGATCGCGCTTTCGCGCAAACCCTTTACGAATCTGGGATGCGGGTGGGAGAACTCGCCAAAGTGACGCTAGAGGACGTAAATCTGTCAGCTCGTGAGATCCGCATCAGGCACCCAAAGGCAAGACTTGAGCGCATGCAGCCGATTGGCCGGGGCGCCACATTATGGCTATCTCGCTGGTTGGAGA